CTCAAGATCCAGGGGCGCGTGCTCTACCGCGTCGAGGACGTCGAGTCCTACGAGGCGGAGTGCCTGCGCAAGAGCACCTCCGAGCGCGTCGGCGCGGGAGGTGTGGCATGAGCCGCCTCACCCCCGACCAGGTTCTCGCCACGCCGGCCGGCGAGCTCGCCGCGCTGCAAAGCGATGCGCTGTTCCAGATCAAGAACGATGCCGCCGATCTGCTCTCGGCCGCCAAGGCCATCGTCGAGCACCTCGAACGCGCGCTCGAGCTGAAGTACGCCGACCGCGCCCACGCCCTGCGTCTGGCCGCCGGCAAGGACACCGGCGTCGTGCACTTCGACGACGGCCGCGTACGCGTCACCGCCGACCTCCCCAAGCGGGTCGAGTGGGATCAGAAGCGGCTCGCCGAGATCGTGCGCCGCATCGCCGAAGGCGGCGAGGACCCAGCCGAGTACGTCGAGACCGCCTACCGCGTCTCCGAGACCAAGTTCAACGCCTGGCCCGAGTCGCTGAAGAGCGCCTTCGCCCCCGCCCGCACCCTCAAGACCGGCAAGCCCGGATTTCGTCTCGCCCTGTTGGAGGAGTGACCGTCATGTTCAAGAACCGCACTTTGCTCGACAAGCTGAAAAAGCAGCACCCCTATCTGCTGGAGTCCCTGCCGGAACGGATCGAGACGAATGGCGCCGACGTGGCCATCGAAGACGCCACTCTGGACCAGATCGCCTTCGCCGTCATCGCCCTCGAAAACGAGGTCCGGCCCATCAGTCGCCGCATGAACGCCTTGCGGGAGCTCTACGACCTCGCCCGTAAACGCGGTGCACTCGGCGCGCACCGGATCGGAGACGCCATCGCCGACAAGGAGGGCCGCTCATGAGCCTTCCCATCATCTCCGCCGACCAGCGCCTGGCCGAGAAGCGCGGCGTGAAAGGCGTGCTGGTCGGCAAGAGTGGCATCGGCAAGACCTCGCAGCTCTGGACCCTGGCGCCCGAGGCGACCCTGTTCTTCGACCTCGAGGCGGGCGACCTCGCGGTCGAGGGCTGGGCGGGCGACACCATCCGCCCGCGCACCTGGCAGGAGTGCCGCGACTTCGCGGTGTTCATCGGCGGTCCGAATCCGGCGCTGCGTGAGGACCAGCCATTCAGCCAGGCTCACTTCGACGCCGTCTGCGCGCGCTTCGGTGACCCGACCGTGCTCGATCGCTACGACACCGTGTTCGTCGACTCGATCACCGTCGCCGGGCGTCTGTGCCTGCAGTGGTGCAAGGGCCAGCCGCAGGCCTACTCGGAGAAGACCGGCAAGCCGGATACCCGCGGCGCCTACGGCCTGATGGGCCAGGAGATGATCGCCTGGCTCACCCACCTGCAGCACACGCGCGGCAAGAACGTGTGGTTCGTCGGCATCCTCGACGAGCGTCTCGACGACTTCAATCGCCGCGTCTTCCAGCTGCAGATCGACGGCTCCAAGACCGGGCTCGAGCTGCCGGGCATCGTCGACGAGGTGGTGACGCTGGCCGAGCTCAAGGCCGACGACGGTACGGCCTACCGCGCCTTCGTCTGCCACACGCTCAACCCCTGGGGCTACCCCGCCAAGGACCGCTCCGGCCGCCTCGACCAGATCGAGGAGCCGCACCTCGGCCGGCTGATGGCCAAGATCGCCGGCCCGGCCCGCCCTGCACTCGAACGCCTCGACTTCGCGCGCCCCGCGCCTTCCGAACCCGTACAGCAATAAGGAGCCACGACCATGAGCTATTTCGATTTCAACGACGCCAACGAGCAGTCCTCGTTCGACCTGATCCCCAAGGGCACGCTGGTGCGCGTGCGCATGGCCATCCGCCCGGGCGGCTTCGACGATGCGAGCCAGGGCTGGACCGGCGGCTACGCCACCCGAAACGACAACACCGGCTCGGTGTACCTCAATTGCGAATTCGTGGTGATGGAGGGTGAGTACGCCCGCCGCAAGCTATGGTCGCTGATCGGTCTCTACAGCCCCAAGGGTCCCGAGTGGGCCAACATGGGCCGCGCCTTCGTCAAGGCGATCCTGAACTCGGCGCGCGGCGTCCATCCGGGCGATGCCAGTCCCCAGGCCCAGAACGCGCGGCGCATCGCCGGCTTCGCCGACCTCGACGGCATCGAGTTCCTCGGCAAGGTCGACTGGGAGAAGGACCAGAACGGCCAGGACAAGGCTGTCATCAAGCAGGCGATCCAGCCCGATCACAAGGACTACGCCGCGCTGATGGGCAACGCGCGTCCGCCCGCCCCGGCGCCCACCACGCCGAACGCCAGCCCCGCCACGGGTCGCGCTCCGGTCACGGGCCGTCCGAGCTGGGCGCAGTAAGGAGGGCTGCCGGCATGATGCTTCGTCCCCGTCAGGCCCTGCTGGTGGAGCGCTCGCTCGCGGCGCTCACCCAGCACGGCAACACCCTGGCCATCGGCCCCACCGGCTCGGGCAAGACCATCATGCTGTCGGCGGTCGCCGGCGGCGTGTTGGAGGAGCCCGACGCAAAAGCCTGCATCCTCGCGCACCGCGACGAGCTCACCGCCCAGAACCGGGAGAAGTTCGGCCGGGTCAATCCCGGTCTCACCACCTCGGTGTTCGATGCCAAGGAGAAGTCCTGGGTCGGGCGCGCCACCTTCGCGATGGTGCAGACGCTCTCGCGCGACGCGCATCTCGACGCGATGCCCACGCTCGATCTGCTGGTGGTCGACGAGGCGCATCACGCCGCCTCGCCCTCCTACCGGCGCGTGATCGATCGCGTGCTGTCGCGCAACCCCAGGGCGCTGGTCTTCGGTGCCACCGCCACGCCCGCGCGCAGCGACGGCAAGGGGCTGCGTGACGTCTTCAGCAACGTCGCCGACCAGATCCACCTGGGCGAGCTCATCGCCTCGGGCCATCTGGTGCCGCCGCGCACCTTCGTCATCGACGTCGGCGCGCAGTCTGCGCTCGCCCAGGTGCGCCGCACCGCCACCGACTTCGACATGACCGAGGTGGAGGCGATCCTCAACAGGACGCCGATCACCGACGCGGTGATCCGTCATTGGCGCGAGAAGGCCGGCGACCGCAAGACCATCGTGTTCTGCTCCACCGTGGCCCACGCGCAGTGCGTGGCCGACGCGCTCAATGCCGCCGGCGTTCGCGCCGTGCTGATCCATGGCGAGTTGCCGGACGCCGAGCGCAAGGTGCGCCTGGCCGAATACGAGACCGGCGAGGCGCAAGTCGTGGTCAACGTGGCGGTGCTGACCGAGGGTTACGACTACACGCCCACCTCCTGCGTGGTGCTGCTGCGCCCGAGTTCGCACAAGTCGACGCTCACCCAGATGATCGGTCGTGGGCTGCGCACCGTCGATCCGGCCGAGCATCCCGGCGTGGTCAAGACCGATTGCATCGTGCTGGACTTCGGCACCGCGACGCTCATGCACGGCTCGCTGGAGCAGGAGGCCAACCTGGACGGTCACCAGCGCCAGGGCGAGGCTCCCACCAAGGCGTGTCCCTCCTGCGAGGCGACGGTGCCGCTCGGTTGCCGTGAATGCCCCCTGTGCGGCTTCGAGTGGACCCGCGATGAAACGAAGCAGGCAGAGGCACTGGACGACTTCGTCATGACCGAGATCGACCTGCTCAAGCGCTCCAACTTCCGCTGGTGCGATCTCTTCGGCTGCGACGACGCCTTGATGGCCACCGGCTTCAACGCCTGGGGTGGTGTGTTCTTCCTGAATGGGCGCTGGCACGCCGTGGGCGGCGGCAAGGATCTGCAGCCACGCTTGCTGGCGGTCGGCGATCGCATGGTCTGCATGGCAAAGGCGGGCGACTGGCTCAACGACAAGGAGTCCCTCGACGCCGCCCACAAGACCCGACGCTGGCTCAACGAGCCGCCCACCGAGAAGCAGCTGCGCTACCTGCCGATGGCCTGTCGTGCCGACTTCGGGCTCACCCGCTACCAGGCCTCGGCGCTGCTCGCCTTCCAGTTCAACAAGTCGTCCATCCAGCGCCTGGTGCTGGCAGCCAACGACGAGCACCGGAGGGCGGCGTGATATGCGCGATCTGCGGACGGGAGGGACGCGGCTTCTGCTGGCTGTCACCGAGGAATGGCCCGCGTGCGCCGGACGGAAGGCCTCTGTTCAAGCGCTTCTGCTCGATGCGCTGCCAGGACATCCATCTGCGCAGACTGAAGACGGGAGGCGGCGTCGTGATTGATCCCACCCACAACGAGAAGACCGCGATGGAGGCCGTGCTGCCCCACCTCGGCGAATACGTCGCCGCCATCGGGATGGACCGGCCGCTGTCGGCCTACAGCCGTGCGGAGGTCCTGCAACTGGTCGACGTGGTGCTCACCGCCTACTTCGACAAGCTGCGGGAGATCACGCCCATGGATGTGCCGTTCTGAGGGGGTGGCCATGCTCGATTACAACCACCGCCCCAAGTTCCACGAGCGCATCAATGCCGTCATCGACGATGCGCTGGCGCGTGAACGTGCCTCACAAACGCCGCGCCGTTATCTCGGCGCGTCACGGCTCGGCGTCGCCTGCGAGCGCGCCCTGCAATTCGAGTACGCGCAAGCGCCGGTCGATCCCGGCCGCGAGCCGACCGGGCGTAGCTTGCGCGTGTTCGAGGTCGGGCATGCCCTGGAGGATCTGGCGATCCGCTGGCTGCGCCTGGCCGGCTTCGAGCTCTACACGCGCAGGGCCGACGGCGGGCAGTTTGGTTTTTCCGTCGCCGGCGGGCGTATCCAGGGGCACGTCGACGGGATTCTCGCCGCCGGCCCCGCCGACATCGATCTCGACTCCTCCATGCGTTGGCCCGCGCTGTGGGAGTGCAAGACGATGAACGACAAGTCCTGGCGTGAGACCGTCAAGCAGGGTGTGGCCGCTGCCCGCCCGATCTATGCCGCCCAGATCGCCGTCTACCAGGCCTACATGGAAGGCGCCGTGCCGGGCATCGCGAACAATCCCGCGCTGTTCACCGCCATCAACAAGGACAGTGAGGAGATCTGGTTCGAACTCGTGCCGTTCGACGGCGGGCTCGCGCAGCGCATGTCGGACCGGGCCGTGCGGGTCATCACCGCCACCGAGGCCGGCGAGCTGCTGCCCCGGCACTCCACCACGCCGACCCACTTCGAGTGCAAGTCGTGTCCCTGGCAGGACCGCTGCTGGAGACCGGCTTGATGGCAGACGTCATTTGGCTCGACTACAACGACGCCCCCGAGCAGCATGGCGAGACGCCCGCCGACACCGAGGCGTTGCGCCGGGGCCTGCTGGATCGCCTGGAGGCGGTGCTGCTCTACCTGTTCCCGCAGGGCCGCATCCGCGGCGGCAAATTCTTTGTCGGTGACGTCGACGGCAATCGCGGCAAGAGCCTGGTGGTCGAGCTCGAGGGCGAGCGGCGCGGCCTGTGGAAGGACTTTGCCTCCGACGAAGGCGGCGACGTCATCGATCTATGGGCGCGCTCGCGCGGCCTTTCCGCGCGGCACGACTTTCCCCGGCTCGCGGACGAGATCCGCCGATGGCTCGGGCTCGTACCGCCCATCAGCCGAGCTAGACAATCGGATGTCCGCAGCGCACCGATCGACGAGCTCGGTCCCTACACCGCGAAGTGGGATTACCTCACGGCGGACGGTCGGCTCATCGCCTGCGTCTACCGCTACGACCCGCCCACCGGCAAGGAGTACCGCCCCTGGGACGTGCGCGCCCGCATGTGGCGCGCCCCCGACCCGCGTCCGCTCTACAACCTGCCGGCCGTGGCCGAGGCGCGCGACGTGCTGCTGGTCGAGGGCGAGAAGGCGGCTTGCGCCCTGATCGGGACGGGCATCACGGCGACCACGGCCATGAACGGCGCGCGGGCGCCGATCGACAAGACCGACTGGACGCCGCTCGCGGGCAAGCACGTGCTGGTCTGGCCGGATCGCGATGCGCCCGGTTGGGACTACGCGGAGAACGCCGCCCGTGCCTGCGTGACGGCGGGCGCGGCGTCGGTCGCCATCCTCGTGCCGCCCACCGACAAGCCCGACAAGTGGGACGCGGCCGACGCCGTGGCCGAGGGCTTCGATTGCGCCGAGTTCATTCGTGAAGGCGAGCGCAGGGTCGTGAAGACCGCCGCCCCCGGGCTCCCCACCTTCACCCTGGGCATGCTGCTGGACGACGACTCGCCGCTGCCGCCCGATCTCGTCGCGCCCCGCGTACTCACCCCGGGCGGACTGCTGGTGTTCGGCGGCGCGCCCAAGGTCGGCAAGAGCGATTTCCTGCTGGCCTGGCTCACGCACATGGCTGCGGGCGCGACCTTTCTCGCCATGACGCCGCCGCGCCCGCTGCGGGTGTTCTACCTGCAAGCCGAGGTGCAGTACCACTACCTGCGCGAGCGCGTGAAGGAGATCCGCCTCCCGCCCAGTCGCCTGGGTGCGGCACGCGCCAACTTCGTCGCCACCCCGCAGCTGCGGCTGGTGCTGGACGACGCCGGGATCAATCAGGTCATCCCCGCCATCGCACAGGCCTTCGGCGGCGAGCCGCCGGACATCATCGCCATCGATCCCATTCGCAACGTCTTCGACGGCGGGGAGGCCGGCGGCGAGAACGACAACGCGGCGATGCTGTTCTTCCTGTCACAGCGGGTCGAGCGCCTGCGCGATGCGGTGAACCCGGACGCCGGAGTCGTGCTGGCCCACCACACCAAGAAGCTCGGCAAGAAGCAGTTCGAGGAGGACCCGTTCCAGGCGCTGGCCGGGGCCGGGAGTCTGCGCGGCTACTACACCACCGGCATGTTGCTGTTTCGCCCGGACGAGACGCGCACCACGCGCCAGCTGATCTTCGAGTTGCGCAACGGCGCGGCCATTCCGTCGATGCACGTGGACAAGATCCGCGGCGAGTGGCGGGAGGTCGAGGCCAACGAGCGGCTGGTGATGAGGGACTACGGCGAGCGCTGTGACGCCGAGCGCCGGCGCAAGCGCGACGCCATCCTGCAGATCCTGTTCGACGAGGCGGCCCGGGGGCGCTGCTACACCGCCAACCAGTTCGCGGAAAGCTTCGAGGGCAAGGCGGGGCTCGGCGGCGAGCGCACCATCCGCGAGCGCCTCTCCGCGCTCTCGACCCAGGGCTACATCAAGTATTTCCGCAACGCGCAGGACTACGGCCTGCCGCCCGCCCGCACCAAGTTCGGCTACCTCTGCGTAGAAGGCATGATCTTGCGCACTGCCGTCGGCGCGCCCGATCCAGCCACGGGCGAAGTATCGCTGCGCGAACTGCAGGTAGCGCCCACCCACTTCAAATGCCCGCAATCGGGGGCCGCGCTGCCGGTCGAGAACCCCGAGGTGTGGGTTTACCAAGACGACCTGAACGACCCCGAGGAGCCCGCATGAACACGCACGCGCAAGTTGGCAAATCCGCTGCCAACTTCCCCCCGATTTTCAGAGACGTTGGCAAGTTGGCAAACGCCTGCCAACTTGAATCGAATACTGATCAACGCGTTACGGAGTTGTCGGCAGATTGGCAGGTTGGCAACGCTGCCAACTTGCCAACTTCCCAAAACCCGCGTGGTTGCTGGGTTTGCGTGGATTTCCAAGTTGGCGAAAACTCCCTCCCCCCTTCGGGGGGAGAGGACCACGTCGTGTCCTCTCCCCCGACCCGAAGGGGTCTGCTCAGCTTGGGCGGTCGGGGCCGAGAACCCTTTGCTGCGATCCTGAGCCTCGACCTCGGCACCCGGACCGGCTGGGCGCTACTCGGGCGCGACGGCTCCATCACCAGCGGCTCGGAGTGCTTCAAGCCCCAGCGCTTCGAGGGCGGCGGCATGCGTTACCTGCGCTTCAAGCGCTGGCTCACCGAGGTCAAGCAATCGGCGGACGGTCTGGATGCGATGTATTTCGAGGAGGTCCGCCGCCACGCCGGGGTCGATGCCGCCCATGCCTACGGCGGCTTCATGGCCCAGCTGACCGCATGGTGTGAGCACCACGGCATCCCGTACCTGGGCGTGCCGGTGGGCACGATCAAGAAGCACGCCACCGGCAAGGGCAACGCCGGCAAGCAGGAGATGGTGGCCGCCATGCAGGCCCTGGGTTTCCGGCCCGCGGACGACAACGAGGCCGACGCGCTGGCACTGCTGATGTGGGCGATCGCGACGCAGGAGGTGCCGGCATGACAAATTCGTCCGGAACGAATTTGGACCGCGTTGCGGGCCGCGCAGCGGCGAGCCCCAGGGATGGGGCGAGCAGCGCACCCAGCCCCCACTATCGTTGCCCCCTCGGGCGCCTGCAGCCGACTCGCCCGGACGTCGATGCCATCAAACGCGACGGCTGGCGCGACCAAGGCATCCTGGTGGTGTCGCTCGACGACGAGCGGCTGGACTGGGTCGAGCGGGAGCTGGTGAAGCGCATCGGCGAGCGGCTCTACGGTCGCCAGGGAGACGGCCATGTGGAACGTTGACGACGTCGCCGAGCGCTTCCGCGAGGCTGTCCGGACCGCGCGACGCCTGCCGCCGGTGCGCGTCCAGGGTTACTTCAACACCTGGCCGGCGATCAAACGCATGCCCTGGGAAAACCTTGGCGCAGAGCCGACGGTCTACCGCTTTCCTCCCGACCCTGCGGCCATCGACCGAATGCTGGAGACCATGCGCTGGGTGCTGTGGCTTACCGAGGAGCAGCGCCATCTCGTCTGGATGCGCGCCGAGGAACGCGGGTGGCGCGAGATCTGCCGGCGCTTCGGCTGTGACCGCACGACCGCCTGGCGTCGTTGGCAGACGGCACTCCAGCGGGTGGCAGATTCGCTAAACGGCCCCAGCCGGGGAACTTGACTGGCAATCTATTGCACTAAGTGGTATGCTTTGACGATGAGAAGAGTGTTCCGGACCCGAACCTTCACCCGCTGGATGCGAAAAGCGGGTTTGACAGACGATGCTCTGTGCGAAGCCGTTTCCGAGATGTCCCAAGGACTCGTCGATGCAGATCTGGGCGGCCATGTGGTCAAAAAGCGGGTCGCGCTGCCCGGGCAGGGCAAGCGTGGCGGAGCCAGGACCATCGTGGCCACCAAGATGGCTGACCGCTGGTTCTTTCTGTACGGGTTCGGCAAGAACGAGCGAGCCAACATAGACATGGACGAACTAAAGGTGTTCCAAGAGGTGGCGAAGGAATTGCTCGGATTCGATGATCGACAACTGGCAAACGCCCTGTCGGCGGGTGAGATTATGGAGGTGTGTGATGACAACGACAAAGCGTAAGAGCCGAATTCTGGATGAGATGCACGAAACTGCGCGTGGGCTCCATGGCGCCGGTTTGATCAGCAAGCGGCGCATGGGCGAGTTCGATGCTCTGTGTCATCTTGATGTTCACGAGATGCCTCCGCAAAAGATCAAGTCACTGCGCGAGCAAGCTCATGTGAGCCAAGCGGTATTTGCTGCCGTGCTGAACACCAGCTTGTCCACCGTCCAGAAGTGGGAAATCGGCGACAAGAAGCCGAGCGGCCCGTCGCTGAAGCTCCTCAACCTGATCGAGCGCAAAGGGCTCGAAGCGGTTCTGTGAGGTGCCATCATGGCAGCGAAGAAACGCAGCAGCCGAATCCTCGCATCTGTCCACGAGATGGCAAGCGATCTGTATCGCCTCGGATTCATCGACGAGCACAAGATGCGGCAGTACGACGCGCTGTGCAGTAAGCCCATCCCCGAAGCTTCTCGACCCGATCGAGCGAAAGGGACTCAACGCGGGCGCTGCGAGAGGAAGTGATGGACAAGACGATCGTGGGCATACTGCCCCAGGACGAGATCCGCAAGCGCCTGCTGGAGATCGCCAGCGGCAAACGACGGCGCGACCCGCAGGAACCGAAGATCCGGTTTACCTCCCGGCGGTCGCTCGACGCCGTGCTGGCCGACGCGCGTCATCCCGTCGGCGGAGGCTTCGGGAAATGGAAATCGAGTGAAGTTGCCGGGTGGTGCGTGGCGCTGCATCCCTGTTAGGGCCGCTGCGAAATCCGCGCCCGTTCGGGCGTGCAACATTTTGGCCGGTTTTGCGCTAGGATTTCGCTAACCTCGCGAGAGAAGCATGTGCGAAGGCCACGGATCGCTCCGTGGCCTCAATGTTTCTGCCTTCGCGATCCGACCCGCCGAGCGCGATGGGTCCTTCCTGGCCGAAAAGCGATGCGGGGGGCGCGCGCGCGGCATTTCGCTAGCGTCCGATCCAGAAACGAGGTTACCAGGGTTACCAGTTACCACCCCGGTTACCACCTGAACCGAGTTACCACCCTTTGATGACCCGCCCCTCGTGGCGGGTTTTTGCATTCCAATGACCGAACAACTGCGCGTCGAGTATCGCAAGATCGAGACGTTGATCCCTTTCGCCCGCAATCCGCGCACGCATTCCGAGGCGCAGATCGCCAAGCTGGCCTCCAGCATCGTCGAGTTCGGCTGGACACAGCCCATCCTCGTCGATGGCAGCAACGGCATTATTGCTGGCCACGGGCGTCTGGCAGCAGCGCGCAAGCTGGATCTGCTCGAAGTGCCGGTCATTGAACTCGGCCACCTCACCCCGGCGCAGAAGCGGGCCTACGTGATCGCCGACAACCGCCTGGCACTGGATGCGGGGTGGGACGAGGAACTGCTCTCACTGGAACTGGCCGAGTTGTCGGAGGCGGGTTACGACCTGACCATGACCGGCTTTTCCAATGAGGAGATCGAGGAACTGCTGGTTGGTGCCGAGCAGGCGCTGCAGGACGAGTCACCAGATGAGCCCGAGGATGATGCGGCCGACGAGGTGCCCGAGGCGCCATCGAACCCTGTCTCGCGGCCCGGCGATGTCTGGCAGATCGGCGCGCATCGCGTCATCTGCGGCGATGCCACGGACCCGGTCGTTGTCCGAACGCTGATGGCCGGCGAGCAGGCCGCCCTGTGCTTTACCTCGCCGCCCTACGGTAACCAGCGGGATTACACGAACACCATCATTGATTGGGATGCCCTGATGCGGGGCGTTTTCGCCAACCTGCCCATGGCCGCGAACGGCCAGGTGCTGGTCAATCTCGGATTGATCCACCGCGAGCAGGAAGTCATTCCCTACTGGGACGGCTGGCTCGACTGGATGCGCACCCAGGGTTGGCGGCGCTTCGCCTGGTATGTATGGGACCAGGGGCCGGGATTGCCCGGCGACTGGAATGGCCGGCTGGCCCCGTCCTTCGAGTTCGTCTTCCACTTCAACCGCAAGGACTCCGAGGCACGCCGCCCGAACAAGTTCGTGCCTTGCATCTACGCCGGGCGTGACACCCATCTGCGTGGCGACGGCACCAGTGCCGGCGGAATGCGCAACAAGGACGGCAGCAAGACCGCCTGGAACCATGTCGGTCAAGTGACGCAGGAAACCAAGATTCCTGATTCCGTGATCCGCATCATGCGGCACAAGGGCAAGATCGGGCAGGACATCGATCACCCTGCCGTGTTCCCGGTGGCGCTGCCCCAGTTCGTGCTGGAGTCCTATACCGACGCGGGCGAGATTGTTTTCGAACCGTTCTGCGGATCGGGCACGACGCTCTTGGCCGCCGAGCGCACTGGCAGAAAGGTGCGCGCCACCGAGATCGCGCCGGAGTACGTGGATGTCGCGGTGAAGCGCTTCCAGCAGAACTTTCCCGAAGTGCCGGTCACACTGGCAGCGACGGGACAGACCTTCGCGGAAGTAACCACCGAACGGATCGGAGGTGCGGCATGACCATCTCCTGGCTGGCCGACAAGATCGAGCAATGGCCCACGGCCAAGCTGGTGCCGTATGCCCGCAACTCGCGCACCCACTCCGATGCCCAGGTCGCCCAGATTGCGGCCTCGATCGCCGAGTTCGGTTTCACCAATCCGATCCTGGCCGGTGGCGATGGCGTCATCGTTGCCGGGCATGGCCGACTCGCCGCCGCCCAGAAGCTCGGCATCGAAATGGTGCCGGTGGTGGTGCTCGACCACCTGACACCGACCCAGCGTCGCGCCCTGGTGATCGCGGACAACCGCATCGCCGAGAACGCCGGCTGGGACGATGCCATGCTCCAGGTCGAACTGGCTGCACTGCAGGATGACAACTTCGATCTGGCACTGACCGGTTTCGACGCCGATGCCCTGGCTGATCTGCTGGCTGGCGAGGAAACCACCACCGAGGGTGACACCGACGAGGATGCGGTACCGGAGGAATCCGGCACCGTTGTCTCGCGGACGGGTGACGTGTGGATTTGTGGCGAGCACCGGGTGATCTGTGGCGATGCTACCGATGCCGATGCCTACGCGACGGTGCTCGGCGACGAGATCGCCGACATGGTATTCACGGATCCACCGTACAACGTCAATTACGCCAACTCTGCCAAGGACAAAATGCGCGGCAAGGACCGCGCGATCCTCAACGACAACCTCGGTGACGGGTTCTACGATTTCTTGCTGGCTACACTGACGCCCACGGTGGGGCATTGTCAGGGTGGGATCTACGTGGCCATGTCCTCCAGCGAACTCGACCGCTTGCAGGCCGCGTTCCGTGCGGCGGGGGGCCACTGGTCCACCTTCGTTATATGGGCCAAGAATACTTTCACCCTGGGGCGTGCCGACTACCAGCGTCAGTACGAACCGATTCTCTATGGCTGGCCCGAGGGCGCCGATCGTCACTGGTGCGGTGACCGTGACCAGGGCGATGTCTGGCAGATAAAGAAACCGCAGAAGAACGATCTGCACCCGACCATGAAACCGGTGGAACTGGTGGAACGGGCCATTCGCAATTCGAGTCGGCCGGGCGATGTGGTGTTGGATCCCTTTGGCGGATCAGGCTCCACAATGATCGCGGCGCACAAGTCAGGCCGCAAGGCGCGGTTGATCGAACTGGATCCGAAGTATGTCGATGTGATCGTGCGTCGCTGGCAGGACTATGCCGGGGCGAAGGCCATCAGGCTGTCCGATGGCGTGGCATTCGACGCGCTGTCAGTCGGTGGGGAACTCCGGCAGGAGGTCGCCGCTGGTGATGTCGGCCACGTAACGCATGCTTTCGAACTCGCCGAGTCGATCGGCCAGAATAACGCCACCGACTGACTGGATCGCCACCCCGTAGATCCGGGTAAGCATGGTCAGTTCCGAAATGAACTTGTCGTAATTGGCTGCAATTTGTGTGGCAGTAAGGACGATGGCCATGTTGATTTCCTTTCGTGGTCAGTTGGGCTCTATGCCGTTTCGAGTGGAACTTGACTTCATAGACGGTGACGGAGCTGGTTCAATGCGGGGTTCTGTATTGTGAACGCACGCCCTGTCATGAACCTGTCTGTTGAAACCCTGTTCACCGCCG